TTATACAAAGTATTAATGTATATTTAATGTAAATCTAGATTATAATGAATAATCTAAATTAAAATAATCTAAAATAATGTTATTTTAGATTAATCTACTGAAAAATAATATAGTTAAAAATGTTAAAATGTTATTAAACCATTCTATAAGCGGTAATCCTTGGTGTAATTATTGTTTGAGTTCCAGCAGGACCAAATGCACCATACAAAATAATTCCATTATTTGTAATAAAACTTACTAAAAGTTTTAATGATACATACCGTCCAACCGTAATATTAACGAATACAGCATCTGTTAAAATTATAGTATCTCCGTATGTGGTATTTGTGGCTGTGGTAGTTCCAATATTAGTTCCTGATGCAAGAACTGTTCCATCAGTAGCATCCACAAGTAGTTGTTGACATACAGGAACTACCGTTGCATCAGCAGAAGGTGATACAGCACAGATCATTTGAACTGAATATAAACCAATAGGTAAAAATACAGATAATGTGTTTGCATCGTCAGCACTTCTAATAGGTGAATATATGTTTGGAGCAATAGCACCACTTGCAACATTGGCAATAGCAGTTGTTCCCGCTTTTAAACTAACAACTTCAAATTTTGTTATAGTAGGCGATGGTAAAGCAGAATTTTGATAATTAAAGGATGACATTATATATATATTATTATTATAAGATATTAATTAAAAATATTTTTTTATAATTAAAAAGTTGGCTTTAGTGTAATAGATGGTGTATAATCTATATTATCAGTAGGAAGAATACCCGTAACAATATTATGAGTTCCTACTGAGTTAGAATATTCGAATATCATTGATAAATACGTATCAGTAGTAAGAACAATTCTTTGTGTTTCACTTATATTAGCATATGTTAATGTACTATTAACAGATTGAACAAATGATATTGAAGAAGACACTAATAGTCGAATGGATGTCCCATTAGTATAAACAACATCTGATGCATTATAAACAACAAGAGCCCCATATGTTAAATTTGATGGAGCTGTATCATTTATATTTATTCTTACTTTCATTGTTAAATTATAGGTCCCCGCTGGTATTAGAATTCTATTATTTCCACCCCCTGATAATCTCAATACATTAATATAAGTTGTTGTAGTACCATCATTTGCGGGAACATTCTCCAAAATATTAACCGCGGCCGCACGTAAATTAACTAATGAATATGTAGTTTGATTGAATATGTTTGCATACTTAGGATTATTAATTAGACTAAAATATGACATTTATATAATTAAATAAGATATATTAATTATATATAATTTTCTATAATTTTTAAATATTGGACTGGTATATAAATATAATCTTTTTTATTCTTTTCTTTTACATTTCTGTCAAATGGTTTAATTTCAAATGTATCAAATAACTCTTTATTATAGTTAATATAAGTTAGACAATCAGTATATTTAAAAATTAATATTATATCTTTCTTTGCTTCTATCTTATTTATTCCGATCATTGTTGTAGGATATTTATTTAATGTATTAGTTCGTGTTTTTAGTTCATAAAAATGAGTATCGCATTCATAATCAAATGGTGATAACTTATATTCAATTTCTTTAATATCTTTATTGAAATATTTTTGTATAATTGGTAATAGTCTAGATTGTTCTATTAATCCTCGTTTATTATCAATTGGGTAGAAAGATGGCATTATATACATTATATGAGAAAAAAAAAATAATAATCTAAATATAATTTTTTTTAAATTTATTATATTTAACATTATATATAAATGGATAAAGAAAATATTATCAAAAAATATAAAACAGAACTAAAAAAGATGGTAAGTGAAGATGATTTTATTCGTAATTTTGGTTTAGATGTGAAAGACAAAATTATGAAGTATAGTGAATTAGAAAAATTTAATACTATTGATGATTTGATTCCAGATAAAGATGATTTTAGAATATTATTATTAGAATCAGAACCTCGCGTCGGTCATTGGTGTTGTTTAATTCGTAAAGGTGATACTGTTGAATTTTTTGATAGTTATGGTAAGACACACAAAGGAGAGCTTAAATATATACCAAAAATAATTAATAAGATGCTTAACCAACCAGATGATTATTTAACTAGAATAATGAAAAGTAGTAAAAATCCTATATTTTCAACTTTGAAATTACAAAATGACAATCCTGAGGTATGCACTTGCGGAAGACACGTTATAGCCCGAGTTTTGTGTTCTAAGGCTGGTTATGATTTAGAAGATTACGGTAAATTAGTTAAAAAAGAAAGTGAAAAAAGAGAAATGCCACCAGATATATTAGTATGTCATTGGGTTCCTGTTAAATAAAAATCTTAAAAAGTTTGAAAGACCAAAATTGTATATTATATTAAGAAATTATTTACAATTTTGGTCTTTCAAACTTTTTAAGATATTAAAAAAAGACTAAAATTGTATATTATATTAAGAAATTATTTACAATTTTGGTCTTTCAAACTTTTTATTATATCAAACTAATCATTTTTAGTATATTGATTATCTATTGTTCCTACAGAAGTCCCCATCATTTTTGCATCTTTAATTTTCTCATCATTTTGATCGCTATACTTATCAGTCAAATATATATTTCTCAACATACTACTACCAATTTTTTTATCAAATATTTTATATAGTAGTTTAGTTATTCCGTTTTTATCTAGTTCAGTATTATCCATTTTCTGAAGTATATAAGATTTAATTTTAAATTTTTTGATCCACATTAACAATATCAAATATAATTTTTCATCTACATCTATCTCTTGTGATTGGTATGTTCCTTTAGTTTTGTAATTATTGAATATCATTTTTTTATTTGCTATATCAAAGTAATTAAAATTTTTATCTTCTGTTCCTTTGTATTTTGATACTGCTATCATTTTCAAATAGTCTAAATTTCGTCTTGGTGGTTGTAATACATATAAGCTTAACACAATATAAGAAAGTAATTTATTATATTCATCTTCATTTAAATTTTTCTTTTTTAATAATAATTTCGCTTCATCTTCTAATTTATTATAAATTTCTTTTACTTCATTTTGAGATATCCATTCTTCTTTTTGTTTATCTGATTTAGTATTATTATTTTTTAGTTTGTCATTATATTCAATTAGTAATTTATAATATATTTCTTGTTGTTTTTTCATTTTAGGATCATTTTTTAAAATAGAACATATAGCGATTATATATGATCTTGCAGTAGTATCTTTTTTTTCTTTAATTTTATTTATAATTGATTCGGTATCTTTTAAAAACGTTAAATTTTTGATTGGTTGATTATTATTTAATCTTTTTAAATTTGCTTCATATAATTTTAAACTTCCTTCACTTAAACCGCGACCTGTTAATTTTGTTTCTATAACACTCATTATAATATATAATCTATCTTAGATTAATTTTTATAATAAAATTTATAATAATTAAAATATAAGTTAAATATATATAAATGAGTTATTCAAATTATCAATTAAACCAAAGAATAAATAATTTACAGAATCAAATTAATAACGCACCAATACCAACTTTACAATCAGTTTTAAATAGTGGAAATTCAGCATTATCACAATCTATTGAATTAACTAATGGGACTAGTGCATCAACGCTTAATAATACAACATTAAATTTTTCAGATAATGCGGGGTCTTCAGATTTGACATATTCAAGTAATATATTAAATATAAACGGACAAGTAGAATTTAATACACCACCGCATTCAGTAACCCCTATATTAGGTAATGATATTACTACAAAAGATTACGTTGATTCATTAGTAGGTCAATATTCGGGTGGGTTTAATTTATTTTTAAATTATTCTCAGTCGGTAGTTGTAAATTCAATATCTTATAAATCTTTTTCGCCTACTGTATCATCAGCGTCAAATCAAATTGTATCAACAATTACAGATGGGACAAATCAACTAATTGCATCATTTATATCTGATCCCATTAATATATTAGAAATTCCTACTGGTTTATGGAATATGGCATTAAATGGGGGTGTTAGTAGTGCGGGCGGTGTATTGAATTATTTTTTTAAAATTAGAAGAAATAGGGCAGGTGTAATTTCTGATTTAATAACTAGTGGAAATAGTCCAGATATCAACGCTACACCATCATCTAATCCAGACACATATCATATGAATGCTACAATTTCAACAGCTATTCCTTTATTATTAACTGATAGAATTATTATTGAAATATACTGTATTAAAACATCAGGTGCGAGCGTAACATTAAATACATATTTTGAAGGTGATTATTATTCTTATATTCAAACAACTTTAAACGCAGGAACAACACTTCTAAGTTCAAGTAATAATTGGACTGGAAGTAATATTTTTAATAATAATGTAAGATTAAATTCAACATTAACAGATACTTCTGGAAGTGTAGGATTATTAGGGCAATATTTAGCATCAAGTGCGTCGGGTGGTGTATCTTGGATAACTCCACCAATAACAGGAACAACTTATATTTCTTATACATCATCCATTACACTACCCACATTAGTAAATTCAACATTTTTAATTATTTTTTCAGGTTCAACTGCAAGTCAGACATTAACAATTCCAGCATCAGGCTATCCAGTAGGTCAAATAATACAAATTAAAAATAGAGCATCAGTAAATGTATCTATTAGTTCACCAATAACAGGTATGTTATTATATGGTATATCAGCTCCAGCATCAACCTATACATTAATTCCCGAAGATTCATATAATTTATATTTTAATGGATTCGCTTACATTCAATATACACCTTCAAATACTTTTACAAAAATAGTAGGTTCTAATGGATGTTTAGCAGGTCAAACAAATTATGTATCAATTAATACATCAGCATTACCTCAGACAGTATCAACAGTCATAAATACTGATATGTTTGTATTATTAACAGGTTCAACTGCTTTACAGATTTTATCTATACCTGTAGTATCAAATATAGGTCAAAGAATAACAGTTAAAAATAGAGCGTCTGTTGATGTGTCTTTATCTTTTCCATCATCTAATGTTCTATTATTTGATAGTTTATCAGAAACAGGTATAACTGCGGTAATATTAAAATCAAAAGGAACTATTAGTTTTTATTGGGGTGGAACTTATTGGATTCAAACTGTCCCATCCAATGCAATGCCAGAATTAACAACATCTGGAAATATAACAACATCATCTGGAAATATATCAGCATCAGCGGGATCTGTATCAGCATCAACAACAGTTTCAGCAGGAACAACAATAACAGCAGGAACAGGAATAACAGCAACAACAGGAAATATATCAGCATCAGCGGGATCTATCTCAGCATCAACAACAATTTCAGCAGGAACAACAATAACAGCAGGAACAGGAATAACAGCAACAACAGGAAATATATCAGCATCAGCGGGATCTGTATCAGCATCAACAACAGTTTCAGCAGGAACAACAATCACCGCAGGAACAGGAATAACAGCAACAACAGGAAATATATCAGCATCAGCGGGATCTGTCTCAGCATCAACAACAATTTCAGCAGGAACAACAATAACAGCAGGAACAGGAATAACAGCAACAACAGGAAATATAGTAGCATCAGCGGGTTCTTTATCGGCATTTACATCAGTTATTACACCAACAATTACCCCAATAGCAAACACTACAAATTTAGGGATATGCACTTTACAAACAACAGGAATATTAAATATTGCAACTGGACCAAGGACAAAAACGTCAGGAACAGGAGAAGGAAATATAAATATTGGAACTGGAATTAATACAATAACATCAGGAACAACTGCCCCAACTATTAATATTGGAAACAATACATCAACATTAAATGTAACTGAGATTTCAATAGGAGCAACAAATACAATAACAACTATTAATGGACCTTTAACACTCACAGGGGCGGCGACAGTAGCAAGCATATCTGGGTCTGGACTTTTTACAACATCTGGAAATATACAAACAAGTGGGACAGGTGGATTTTCAGCAACTGGATCTGGAGATATACAAACATCATCAGGAAAAGTTAAAACAGGAACACTAGATGCAGTATCAGCCGGTGCACTTAATATTGGAACATCAACAGCAACCTCAATAAATATGTCAAGTGCAGGAAATACTACAACTATAAAAGGACCAGTAACAGCAAGCGAGGGTTTAACTTTAGGTTCTAGTCAATATATTACAACATCACATACAGGAACTATAACAATACCAACATCTTTACAAGTTGGATATACTCAAAGTGTATCTTATTCCTTACCAACAGTCCCTACAACTCTCAATTTAATAACAATGAATTCAATAACATTAGCACAAGGTGTATGGATTTTAAAAGGGGCAGTATCAATAACCGCTTCAACAAGTATTACATATGGATTTGTAAGTTTTGGTGATACATCAAGACCTTCTGCAATATCACCTGTTACAAATGATAGTTTATATGGTTCAGTTTCTTTCAATGGTGTTCCAACTGCAACAAATGAAAAAGTCATACCAAATTTAATAACATATGTATCACCAACAACAAGCACCACATATTATTTTAATATATATTTAGTAGGATCAGGGTCTGGATATAATAGTCAAAATTGGAGATTACAAGGAATAAGAATCGCTTAATTATTTAAAAATTATTTTCTAATTTAATATATATAATGGAAATATTTAATTATACAGATGATGAATTAACTCTGTTAATGAATAAATACAAAGAGAAGCAAGAAAGATATAATAAATTATTTAACGAAGCAACAGAACGCAATGAAAATATAATTTTACATATTCATAAAGAAATGGTTAGACGATTTGTAAATAAAAATTTAGATAAAGTTATAGATAAGATGGATCTAAATGAATAAATATTTAATAATATTTCTGATATATATATATAAATGGTATTATCAGAAGTGTTTCTATCTTTTTTAATATCATCAATAATCGCGTGTATTCTTGCATTAGGGCAATATATATTCAAATCTAAATGCGATGAAATTAAATGTTGTTTTAATTTATTATCTATTCATAGAAAAGTAGAATTAGAATCTCAAATAGAAGAGCAAATAATAGAACTACCACTACCACTACAACAAAAACCTAAAAGATCATTGTCTTTAGATTCAGTATTAAAAAAATAAATAACAAATAAAAAAAATATTTAAAATAATAATCTAGATTATATATATATATAATCTAGAATATGGATAATTTTCGAATCGTTATTAAAACAATCAAACCAAAGACCAAGGAAACAGACCCAGATAAGATCGAAGCAAGGAAGGAGAAAAGACGCCAACAACGAGAAGCAAGAAAGAATCAACCTAAAGAACAAAAGGAAAAGAAAGAGAAAATTAATAATACTGAAGAAATTGAAAACTTAAATAAAAGTCTAAAAAATTTAATTGGGTATTCTATTGATGAGATTAATGATAAAATTAAATCATTGAAAGTATCACCAGTTCAACTAGGACCAGAACCCGTAATTGTTGAAGAAGTAATTAAGGATAAAAAAAAGAGAAAAAAAACAAAAATATAAATAAAATCTATTATATATATATAATGTCGAGATTTAATGGTAATGCACTATTAAAAGTTAGTGATCCTGTAGAAGTAAAAAGAAGGGCTTATGAGATCTATAATAGACCAGTATTTATTTCAACTAGAAAATATAAAAAATATATGATTGAAGATGATAACGGTAAATTTAGACACTTCGGAGATCGTCGATACGAAGACGGAACATATCATAAAAATCCTACTAGAATTTTAAGCTATCACAAACGGATGAGTAATATTAAAGGTAATTGGCGAAATGATGAATTTAGTCCTAATATTTTAAGTTTGCGTCTTTTGTGGTGATAATTTGTAAAATTTTTATCTAGAATTATTATATATGGAAAGATATAATAATTATAGTTTAGATGAATTAGAAGCAGAGTTGTATATATTTTCAACTTATATGAAAGATATGAACGATACTGAAGCAATTAAAACGATATTATATTTATTAGAATTATTTAAAAAGTTTGAAAGACCAAAATTGTAAATAATATCTTAATATAATATACAATTTTGGTCTTTCAAACTTTTTATAATATATATAATTCTTTTTCACTAAGAACTAATTTAGGATAGGTTTTTAATACAGTAATCATTCTACCATCTAATTTTTTTATTCTATCTATTTCTTTCTTATCTAATCCAAGATAAGCATCTAATAGATATTTTAATGCTCTATTTCCGAATGTTTTGTAATTAAAGGTTACCGAATTACATTCATTTAAAATAATTTTTGTATCGTGTCCTGCATTTGCGAGATGAAATGTAATTAAAACATCTATTTCAAATTTGCGCCCAACTTGGAGACAGTCATTCAAAGTTTGAAATAGTTTTTTCTTTAATTGTTTATCTCTTATATTATCAATATCGTCAAAGAGACACAAACTTTCTTTTAATTCTTCTACTCCGATATTATCATTTGCAAACTCTTCTGTTAATTGAATTATTTTAATTTTTTTAATTTCTTTCAAACAACCAATATCACTAGTAATAGTAGTAAATAAATAAATAGGTCGTTTAGGATGCACTTTTATATATTCTTTAATATAATTACAACACCAAAAGCTTTTCCCTGAACCAGCTTGACCGAATACAGCGTGAACGTTTCTTTCTTTTTTATTATTAGGTATTAATTGAAAATTTTCATCAGAACCTTCTAACATTAAATCATTAGTTCCATATCTACTACCTTCTCCTAAACTAACTATCGCATCATTCTTTTTATCTTTTTTAATAGATGCTATTGATTCTCCGTTATTTTCTAAATTCAACAATATTTTACTCATTCTAAATATAATAACATTAGATTAATTTTTTATAAAATATTTTAGAATAGTTATTAACTAAATCATATATATTATTTCTCAGTTGAACTAATAATTTATATAATTTTTTCTTACTTTTAACCTCAATTATTTTAATAAAATCATTTGTATAGTCTTTTATAGTATTATAAGAATTTTGAAACTTCATTATATCTAATGCGTTTAAAATATGATCTATATTAATTCTTTCTACTTTTTCTAATAATAATATTAAAGTATCTAAATCTGATCTAGTCTTATTTAATATACCTATATCACTATTAAAAAAATCTATTAATAATTTAATTTTAGGATCATTTTTGTTTAAAATAAGACTACGACTAAAAAATCGTTTTAATGCTTTATTATAATTATTGTCTTTTATTTCATCTTCTTCTGATTCCTTAATGCTAGATATAATACTATTTTTATTTAATTCTTTTTCATCAAAATTAGATATACCATTTAGTTTGATATAATAATTTTCACTTATCTCTATAAATGTATTATTAATATAAGCTATTACATCTATTTTTATTGTGCTTTTTTGTTTAATTGCTTCTTCTAATGTGATATAAGATTTATTTAATAGTAATTTCTTATTATTTAATATTTCTTTTTTAGTCCATTTTAATGGTTCATTATTACTATCTATTCCACATTTAAAATCAGTTATATAACTATAACTATCTTTAGAATCTAATTTTTTATAGATAAATTGAAAATAATTAACAATCTTTTTATAATTTGGAGTTTTATTTTCATAAAAATCAGATAAATCAAAATCACTATTATATCTAATATTTTTTAAATTACTAGATCCAATTACCTTATATTTTTTTGTTAAACTAATAATATTAAATACTTCTTTTAACTTATTAATATTAGAATTAATATCTCGTTCTTGTATAATATCGTTCATATTAAATTATATTAGAAATTATTTATAAAAATCTTTTATTAAGACATTGTCGTATAAATGAATTCGAAGATTCTATAAAATAACCACCTTGTAATGGCTCTAATGATGTATAATTTTTAAGTTTTGAAAAATTACGAATACTATCATTAATTAAATTATATAATCCTATTGTTTCTTTTTCAACTTGATCGTATAAAGTATATTTAATTAATTTATCACTTTTATTTCTATAATTTCTTAATATTTCTAAATTGCGTTTAAATTTAGGAATTTCATCGTATATTTGTTTAGATAAATCTTCATCTAAATATTTAAGATTCTTTTTAAGTTTTGAAATAAATAAAACGGTTGTTCGTCCAATAAATTGAATTAATCCAGTCATTAATTCATCAATTTTATTTTGATATGCTGGTATTGGTGATTTTTGATTAGTATTTTGAATTGCTTTCGTTATATCTTCTAATTTTTTAGCTACGTCAAAATTAGTGATTTGTTCTCGTTCAACTTCTTCATTTTCAAAATCTCCTTCAGTATCGTCAATAGAGATTATTGGTGTTATTGGTGTTGGTGTTGGTGTTGGTGTTGGTGTTGGTGTTATTTGTGTTAGTAATGCTTGGGCTTTTTTAGATAATCTAGGTGCTTTAGGTGTTGTTGGTGTTTTAGGTGCTCTTTTTACACCTCCTCTATATCTTCCAGAACCCTTGGGTATTGATAATTCATAATTTTCAAGAATAATAATAATTGCAGGTTTTTTAAGCTTATCAATATTCTTACCAGTAAATCCTTCGGAAATGAGTTGATCTCTAATTTCTTTAATAGGCGCGTCTCCATCAATCATATCGCGTATTAATGTTAGATCTACTTTTTTGCTTGGAAAAGTTATACCTCCATATTCAGTAATTGGTGGTGGTTCTGCTTGTTCTAATATTTTAATAGTTTGATATTTAGGTCCTTCGGTCATTAATTTATATAGATAACTAGTTAATGCATTATATGCGGGACTTTTTGTTCCTTTTCTATTTTTATCTTCTTCTTCACTTAAACCTGTTATTCTATCATATTCTGCATCGTATATTTTCTTTTTATTTTTAATTTCTTGTGGTGTATAAGTTTTAGATTCATCTAAAAAAGTATATCCTTTTAAATATTCAATATCTGGATTTGTTGGGTCAGTAAATACTGATTCTGTTGGTAATGTTTCTTCTTCTTCTACTTGTGATAATTCTTTACCCATTTTTTTAACTTCATTTAATATCGTTAATCCTTCTTCATCTAATACATCTTCATTTTCTTTAACAAATGGTGGCGTTATTCCTTCAGGTGGAATTTCAACACCTGCTTCTTCAAATTTTTCTGTTAAATATACAATACTATCATCATAATCTTTTTTTAGTTCTTCAACTTCGGAAGGATCTAATTTTTCTTGTATTTTAGTTTTTAAATCATATTTTGCTCTTTCAATTAATCTATTTAATACAGATTCTTTCAATTTTAAATCAAAATAATAATCAAATAATTCTTTTAAATAAGGAGAGTAATTATCTCGATTCTTGTCTTCAAAATCAGCACTTAAAAAATCATCACCCAAAATGTCAAAACCTTCTTTTATAAGTTGTGGTCGTAAAAACTCTTCTTTTATTCTGTATATTTCTTCTTTTATTATTGGGTCTTCTCTTTTTAATTCTACTAAATCATCCGTTTCGTGATAATTATCAATTGTTGCAAAATAGTTTTGATATTCTCTATCTCCTCTTTTTACTTCTCCTTCTTTTGTTTCTTCAACTGGTCCGTCTTCTTTTGATTCACTAAAATCAAATTCTAATTTATAATCTTTTGGTTCATCTGGTGATGGTGGTGGTGGTGGTGGTTTTCTTATATCTTCTACTAGTTTTTTAGATCCTTTTTTACTTTCTTTTAATGGAACAAAAACATAATCTTCTAATTGTCTAAAAGTATAATTAATTTGTTTTAAATTATTTACTAATTCGGCACCATATATTGATAAATTCTTTTCTGCTGTTGATTTATCATCATCATCTAAGTCTTTTATTGCTTTACTAGTTTTGCCCATATTATTTCTTCCGATTCTTGATAAACGATTATTTATATCAAAAAAATCATTTTTAGAATAATCAATTTCATCAATTTTATACGACATTATATAATATTAATAAATATTTTAATTATAAAAATATTTATTAAATCTAAAATCTTTTTTATTTCTTCATTCTTGCTTCTTTCATCTTTTGTCCCCACGCCTTTGCCTCTGCACTTCCTTTAACAAAACGACCAGTTCTTTTTTTCTTAGGTTTAGCTCCTCCTTCTTTATCACTTTCACTATCAGAACAAGAATCACTATCAATCGCTTTTCTTAATGATTTACTATAAACCATACCTTTACCCAATCCTACCATAGCTGCCATTTTTGCTAGACCAATTGCATCCCCAACTGTATCTTTAGCGTATCCAGTCCATTTCTGTGCTTTTTTTATTCGTGACAATTTACCACCCATACCTGCCATTTTTGCGATATCAAAAGCATCACCAATAGTATCCTTAGCGTATCCAGTCCATTTCTGTGATTTTTTATATCTATTTATTTTACCACCCATACCTGCCATTTTAGCAATATCAAAAGCATCACCAATAGTATCTTTAGCGTATCCAGTCCATTTCTGTGATTTTTTATATCTATTTATTTTACCTCCTTCTGCTGGTGTTTCTTCACCAGTAAATTTTCTAGAAGCCCGACCACCTACAGCCCTAGGGGTTTCATCTACACTAGCCCCAGGTTTAATAGAATTTGAAGCCCTAACACCGCCTAACATTTTAGGTTCTTTAAACGGTAAATTAGCTTGCATTTGTTGTTCGTTCATTCTTAGACGGTGTGCGATACCTTTATTATAATTTTCTAATGCTATATCATTCACTCGTTCATTATACAAATTTTCAAAACCATAAACACTCGACATATATATAATTATTAAATATTTTAATTATAATAAAATTTTTATTAATCAAATTCAATAGTTAAATTATATTTTATCTCTGGTTTAGTATAATAATCTATTTTAATGTTTGAATCATCTAAATATTTGATTTGTTTATAGTAATTTTTATTTTGTAGTTTTATTCGTGATTGATATGTAAATCTATTATAATATTTATCTTCATTTATTCTTTTGTAATGATCTAAGTTATTTTTTTTTAAATAATTAATAGATTCATCAATAGTATATTTATGCTTACTAAAATAAATAGATTGTATATTTAACATTATTATTATTGTATTAGATATTAATTTTTTAAAAGACTAAATTTGTAAATATTTTCTTAATATAATATACAATTTTGGTCTTTGATATAATAAAAAGTTTGAAAGACCAAAATTGTATATTATATTAAGAAAATATTTACAATTCTGGTCTTTCAAACTTTTTAAATATTTATTTCTTCTTTTTCTTTTTAGTTAATATTTCAGTAGAGTGATTATATAATGGGTTCCAACTACCAGTATTAATAGTTTTATCTTTTTTATTTTTTAAAGTTAAAGCACTTACAACATCACCACTAGATCTAACTACTTTTACATTCTTTTTATGTGATCCAATTATTGCGGGATTTAGTGTAATATTTTCATCGCCGACTAATTTCTTTTTTGCTAGATTTTGGGCTATATTACCAGATTGAGAATGTGATACTAAAGATAAATTTTCTTTTCCGTATTTCTTATTTGCTTCTTTCTGTATCCTTTCAGCATTCTTATATCTATTTGAATATTGATGTAATCCTAACGGGATTAATAAATTATTAGTCCAATCTAGGGCTTTATCTGTCCCTGCTATAGTATGCACTGCCTTATTTGATTTAGGATCATAATAAACCTTATCTCTTTTTGTAGATAATTCTTTATCTAATACATATCCATCAATATTTTCTGCTTCACTTTTAGTTTTGTATCCTGCATCAACAAATTTTTTTAATTCTTCGTTATCAATATTACCGCCTTTTTTTTTAATTCCTTTACCTTTTTTAGGTTCTATAATTAAAGATGTTTCCTGTGGTATAAAATTAGGTATTTTATTCTTTAATAAATATTCATTATATAATTTATTTGATTCAATAAGAAAATATCCATCTAATTCAGTAGATTTTTTTTTAAAAATAACAAAACTAACAATAGTATTTATTGATCCAAATTGTCTTTTACCTAGTTTTATAATTTCTAAATCTCCAACTTGTTGTAATTTATCAGATAATAATTTAAATCTATATTTTCCATAATCATCTATTGCTATTTCATTTTTTTTCTGATCTGTGGTTAATTTAAAATATTTATCAGATGTATCAGTATTTCCAACAATTGCACCCAATACGCCGCCAATTCTTAAAAAAGGTATTGCTTTAAAAATAAAATCAACATCCCATACATCTCTTTTTAATCCTATATTTTCACCTTTCCTTAAATGAAAAGGTGGATTAGTTATTATTATATTATAACGATTTGATGTTGAAAATCTTAAAAAATTAGGTTCTTCTTCTAGTGTTAAAAAAGTTTTACCTCTATTAGTTAATTTTTGTAAATATTCTCTATTTTTAGGATCTAATTCAACTAAATCAATTTTAAATTTTTCTAAATCATTATAATCTATTAATTTTTTATTTTTAGGTTTAATAAAAGGAATTAATAATCCACCTTCTCCTGCTGTTGGTTCTAATATTCTTAGATCTGATATATTATTCATATTTTCAAATATTTTATCAGCTAATTCATATGCTATATCTGGCGGTGTATAAAATTGTTGTAATTTTTCCTGTTTAGTTCTTTTATTAAATTCTTCTATTTTATTTTTTTGTATATCAGTAAATAAAATATCAGCAACATCTTCTTTTTCAGTATCTACAATAGATTTAATTAATTTTATTTCTAATTCTGGTGTTAATTCTTCACCTGTTCTTTTTAATTCTTTTTCTATCATTTTTCTATATTTAGATTCATAATATTCATATAATGTAATATCACCACTATTATTATTATTAACATCAAAATTTTCTATAAAATATCTTATTCTTTGTTCTTTTGATTTAGTTAAAATAAATTTAAATAAATCTACTGCTGGAATTGGTTTTTTCTCATCTCTTTCAATTGCATTTAATAAATCTGGTGATAATACTGCTTTTTTATTTTGATTATCTATTGCGTTTTGTACTTGTATAAAATAAACCATTTCTTGATTATCTTTTTTAGCTTTCTCATATTCGTTTTTATCAAAAAAAGGTTTATCATTTAGTTCGTGATATTGTGGTAAATTCTTTTTTAAATTTCTTTTACCGTATGCTGTTTTAATTGTTTCATAATCTTTAATATATTTATTTATATTAGTAGTAATAATATATTCATATTTTACTTTATAACCTTTAACTCCATTTTTAAAATCCTTTTCAACTTTATCTAAATATTTCTGTTCTAATTGTCTTATTTTATCTCTTCTTATTTTCTGAGCTTCTTTATTTCCTACTGGTGCTTTTGTTACTGATTCTGCTATTTTATAAAATTCATTTAAATTAAAATTTGGTAATGCTTTAATTTTATTATTTGATAATCCAGTATCAACATCTTTATTTATTAATTTATAATTTTTAATTTTTTCATCTATTTTACTCCATTGTGGGTTTTCTTCTAATAATAATTCAAATAATTCTTCATCATCTTTTTTAATAAATATTGTTCTAATTACATTTACATATCGTTGATTCACTGGTAATTCTTGATGTGATTTGTATCTTACTGCTCTTGCTATAACTTGTTCTGCTGTTGCATCATTCCATAACTCATCAAATAAAACAATATTTTGACAATTTTTAGTATCAACACCTTCTGCCCCTGCTTTAGTTATAAATAAAATTCTACAGTCATTATTTGGATTAGTATATTCTACTGTTGAATTTTGCATTTTATAATTATTAAATAATATTTTGGATTCTTCTTTTTTACTTGAGCTTTCTCTACCTGTGATAAATACTGGTTTAGTATTTGGTAGATCTAATTTATTTAATTCTTTAACTAAGTTGTCTATTCCTGTATGAATAAAAGTAGAATAGATTATAAATTTCTCTTTTGGTCTTTCTTTTATTAAATTAATTATATATTTCACTTTTGGATTAATACCATCTTCTCCTTTAATTGCATTTGATGCAAATTGTTCTGCACTATAAAAACTATTTTGATTTTTTGAATCTGATTCTTTTAATTTTAATTCTTTCAATTCTTCTTCATTTGGGTTTCGTCCTTCCTCTTCTATAAAATTCTGAATTCTTTTATTTAATTCTAATGGTGATATTTGTCTATCTGGTGGTCCTTCTCTTTTTATTTTATCATATTCATTCTCTTCTTTCTCTGTCATTATAATAGGTATCAATTCTTCATTTTTTTTAGGAAAATTCTCATCTGCACCTCTTTCATAATAACTAATTTTATAATTAAAATATGATGATAAATTTAATGGATTTGTAATAGCATCAGTAAATGATGATTCTGAAATTGGTTCTCTATTATCTATCATCGCGAGTAAATTTTCAACATCATAAATTTTATTAACAAAAGCCGTTCCTGTTAATAATATTAATTTATAACAATTTTTAGTAGCAGTATTCATTAATTTAAAACCTCTTTTATTTTTAACTACTTCTACAACTGTATCACCTTTATCATCTGTTTTTTCTGATTTTTCTATTTCAGTTCTGAAATTGTGAGCTTCATCAACAATAACTAAAGCACCAGTAGTATCAAAAGGACGTCTAAGATATTTATCATAAGTAAAAAATTTATATCTATTATCTCTAATATTTAATCCATATTGGATCATACCCTGTAAAAAGTTAAATAATAATGCACTAGGACTTATTACTACAACATTTCTATTTGGAAATAATTTTAAAAAATAATAACTACTTATCACCGCTGTCAAAGTTTTACCACTTCCAACACCGTGAAAAGCTACTACACCTCTCAAATTTGATAATGCAAATTGTTGAATAAATTTTTTCTGATGGTCTAGTGGTTTAACTTTCTGACCTGTTCTAATATCTTGTTCTGCACCTTCATATACATTTTGATATTTTGGTGAACTTTCAAATTCTTTTAAAAATTCTTCTTGTTCTTCTTTTGATAGTGTTTTAGTTCCGAATTTTTTTAATATATCTCCTACTGATGCGGTTTTTGGATTTCTTGATGGTAATTGTGAAAAATTATATCCTGATAATAACCCGTCTTTTTCTAATTGATCTAATATATTTATTAGTTTAGATTTTGTAGCACTTTTATATTTAATTCTCATTTCTGGTTTTTCTTTTAATACATCTTCTATTATTTGTTTCATCTGAAATGCTTTAAATTTCGAATCTACTGCTATTCCTCCACCTGTATTCTGTTCTAATTGGGCTGTTTGAAATTCATCAATATCTTTATCAGTTAATCTTTCTAAAATCTTCTCTGCTAGTTCATTAAATCTATTTTTATTTATTCCACTACCTTTTATTTGGTCTTTCTTCCACATTAAAACTAGTTCTACACCATTCGGTAATATTTCAGTAGTATAATTATAATTTTTATTAGGTAATTTTTGACGATATCTATAAAAATTAGTTGTTTCATCTACCTTATTAGGTATTTTATAATTATGATCTAATAACCATTTATGAGACTGTTTTAATGTAAAACAAATTTTAGGAAAATTAACTGCGTGTAATTTTGATTTATTTTTTTTAGGTATAAGAACACTTTGAATTTTACTCTTCATTATATATATTATAATCTATAAAAATTTTCTAATATATTTTATTGATGATATTTAAAATTATCATAAAAAGTTTGAAAGACTTAATTTAGTTTTTATATTAGGAAATATTTTACAATTTTGGTCTTTCAAACTTTTTATGATAATTTTAAACATCATCAATAAATTCATCTAAGTCAGATGTATTATATTCTGGTGTTTCTACTAAATTTAATAAACTACAATATTTTTTATCAAATCCCGATAAATTAGGATTTCTATATTTATGCATTTCTAAAACTTTATTAATATAATCAATATCAAAAGAATAATAATATTTTTTAACTTTGTTAATTTGTTTTCTTTCTGTTTTAATACAGTTAGATCCTGCTATATGTTTAATCATACTTAGATATATTTTAAATAAATCTCCTTTAGTTTTAGGTTTAAATGTAAATCTAAATAATTTACTATATAGATCTAATTCGTTTTTAGGTAGATCATATAATTCATCATTATAACTATCATAATCAAAATTAATATTATATTTTGCTTCAAATTGTCTAAATAGTAATATTTTATTGTAAATACTAGACATCCATTTAACACAATAATTTTTATTTTTAATAATTTGAACTTTATTAGTAAGATATTTATCATTTTTAAAAAATCTAATAGTATCTAAAATACCTTCTAATTGATGCTGAGATACAATTAAATTATAGTATTTTCTAATAGCTTCTGCTTCAATCGGAATATTTAATATTTTAACTCGTTTATCAAATCGTTCATATTCTGGATTAGTTGGATCAATAATATATTTTTCTAATTCTTCTAATTCTTTCTCTTTAGATGCTTCTGATAATAAAAAGCCTGTTTCTAATTTCTTTTTTTCTCCTACTTCAGATAATTCAAATTCATTCTGTTTTAGTATTAATTGAAAATGTTTTAATTTATTAGTATTGTATATGTCTTTTACATATTGAATATATATATATAATTTTGTAAATGTTGAATTAGATATTTTAATTTCATCAAAATCATCAATATAACAACTTACATTATTTAGTATGTTAGCTGTTTTTGTAAATGTTAAAAATTGTTCGGAACAATTTTCAAGATCATTATATTGTTCTTCTCCGTTTTCTCTATCAATATAATAAAATAACTGTTTAATATTTCGTGTTCTGGTTGCTTGTTGAAAACTTTCTGACGGATCAATTGTATTACCTTTTATATATACGAATACATCTTGAGGAATATCAATAGAAAAATCTACTGCGGTCGTGATTGATGGGCTATAAAATACAAACTTATTTAAAAATTGTTTTGATGCATTAGTTATTTTAAATGGGTGATCTGCTGTTATTAATAAAAAACTATCTTTTTTTTGTGGATATTTAGATATAAAATCATCGTAAAATTTAGTTGCTATTTCTTTGCTATCGTAAGCACTAAGAAAATAATTATTATTTTTAATTCTGTATTCAATTTTATTTTTAAAAAACTCTTCATCTAATACTCTGATCGCATCAACTCCTTTGAATTTTTTGAATGTATTCTCTAAGAAATAAATATTATTATCTCTTGCTTTAATTAGTTCAAATACAGAATCAGATATAACGGCATCGGATAAAATTAATAATTTACAATTTTTAATAAGATGTAATAAATGAATAAATATCATTTTAATATCAACTCCTTCAAGTTGCATTAAATGCTTAACAAAACTATTTATCTCATCAATATATATAACTGTTTCACTTAGATCATCATCATCAATATCAATTTTTAATAATGAATTAATACAAACATTATAATTATCTCCTGAAATATATTTTTCAGTTTGATAATCTTTAATATGAATATTACATTCTCCAAAACTTGATATAATTTGTGATCCTAATGTAATTCTACTAACAATACTAAGAATTTTATTATTTCCAATACTATTTGCGATCGCTGTTGTTTTGCCTGTTCCTGTTGTTGATTTGATTATTACTGTTGAATAATCAAACATATTAATTTTATCAAATTCAGTCAATATTTCAGAATCAGTTTCAATAATTGATCTAGTTAAAAATTGTTCTAGTTCTGGTGTTAATTTTTCACCTGTTCTTTTAATTTCTTTATCAATTAGACTTTTAATATATGATTTATTACTTACATATTTACTATTATAAATTACATCTGGTTTTTTATTTGTTAATGGTTTATACTCCTTATAAATATCAGTAGCACCAACAATATTAATTAAAAAATTTACATTAAATTTGATCTTTTTTGTATTCTTCCAAATATTCATATTTTTGAATTTATTATATCTATCACTTCCTTTACTCCATTCATCCCATAATTTATATTTATCAATACCTTTAAAAATATTAGTAATAATAGACCATTTTGAATAATCATCAACATATGAAGGATCTAATTGATCTAATAGTGATTTTAATTGTTCGTCTTTTAAAAATGTTATTGGTTTTTTTTCTACTTTTGGTTTTTTTGATTTCTTTTTCTTTTCTTGTTGTGTGATGGTTTTTAGTTCAGTTGGTTCAGTTTTAAAATAATTTAATATGAAATCTTCATAATCGCCTTTTATAATATTATGTTTAAATGGTTTTATATCTACTGTTTGATTTGGTAGTCTAAATGCTTGATTTGAATCATATACAGAATCATCAAAATAATTATTAATAATAGTTTCACCATCAATAGAATAATTTATAAAATCTTTACCATTTTTAAGATCTTTAACTATATTTTTTATTTCTTCTTTAGTTGCTTTAATATTAGGTATAACTATATGATAACTATATTCATTCTTACTTTTAATTGATTCAGTATATTTAATATCATCAGAATCAGCAATACCAAATATACAAGCTAACCCGTAAATAAAATCATATATATAATCTTTGTCTGGTATATGATCCAAATCAAAATATAATTTATATTTAAAATCATTATCAATTAATTTAATATGATATCCTTCATCTTTTTTTAATGCATCTGATATTATTTTAATATCATCTGTTTCTAGTGTTGGTTTAACAATACCTTTATTGTCAAAATAAGTTTTAAAACTATAGATTTTATACATTATTATAACTTTTTCTTATATATATATATTAGATAATATTTCTTTAAATTATAACTTTTTTAAATATTTAATTAATTAATTAATTAATTAAAGAATTAATTATAACTTTTTAATTTAAATATATAGTTATATATTATAATAAGTTAGAATGAGTGAAATTATAATTACTAAAAATGATAATAAAACTAGTGATGCTAGGCGAAAAGCATCTAAGAAATTTTATGATAATAATAAAGATAAGTATAAAGAGAACTATCAAATTAATAAAGATGAATTAAAAAAGTCATCTTTAGAAAATTATAAAAAGAAATACGAAGATGCAGAATTTAGAGAAAAGAAAAAAGCGTATCTTAGAGAGTATGCGAGAAAAGCATATCAAAAGAAAAAAGCTTTATTATTAGAAAAAGTTTGAAAGACCAAAATTGTAATATATTTCCTAATATATAAAATAATGTTGGTCTTTTTAAAAATTATATAAATTATTTATTATAATGATTTATTTAATATATTTACCTAGGCGTCCACCTACTGTATGCATTCCACCAGACATTACACCTCCGCTAGTGTCTGGATGAGATTGCATATGATGTTTTTTCTTAAAATGTTTAATCATATTCATCACGCCCATATTATCTCTAACACCACCAACTAAACGTTCATAATCAGAAGATGCAAGGCGAGGCACTGCGGAACCCTCTTTTGCTGAAAGGACCATTTCTTTATTAAGAACGCCAGAGAAGGATTGAGATGTTCCTTGGTGAGTTGTCATATATCCCGATGTAATAGTTACGACAACTAATTCAGGGGTAAATGTAGCAGAACTGTAATTTTCAATATTTACAGTAAATTGTAAATTATAAGAACCAAGAGAAGACCCAGAAAGATAATCAGGAAGATTAAAACTATAAGCAGGTTGAAGCATAAGAATAGACCCAGTAGTAGGTATAGTAGAAATACTACCACTTGCATTCTTTTTATTACAACGCCCACAAAACTCTTGGAATGATTGAGAAGATCCTGCTTTTCTAGAAAGTTCCCATAATTGCTGTTGATTTGCACTACTAAGGATACCCGCCACATTATTAAAGTTAATTGTAATAGAAGTAATAGGTAAAAATGAATCACTATTAGCGTAACTTTGTGAGCCCATAGGAGATCTAGCAAATATTAGAATTGTGTCAGGAACTTGATTTAACGCAATATTTGAAGATGTTAATGTTAAAGCTCCAGGAGTTATTTTATTATTTCCAAGAATAACATCTGCAGCACTAATAGCCCCTGCAGGAATTGCAGAAGAACTACCACCATTAGGTAAATATCTGTTATATTGTAAAAGTGGAAGAATATTTCTAGCAGATATTTTAGCGAATTGGGATGGTTGAACTGATAGATAATTTAGACGCATTGTTAAATTAGTAAAAGCAGATGAGGATGTACTAGTTGTTGCATATGCATAAGTACGAGTATATGTATTTGAACTTCTAAAAATTCGTCTAAGTTGAGAATCAAGAACAAAATTAAAAGTCATATTGTTAATGCCTAAAAATCCAGCCTCATTTGCGACACAAGGATTGGAGATAAAGGGAGATAAGAACAATATAGGTTCAGTAAAATGAGTTTTTAATGTAATAATCCATTTATCGGCAATATTTGTTGAAATTACAGATCCATCTGCTTTAACATTAAGATTAGTACTTAGATAATGATCTATCTGCAATGAAGTTAATGGATGAGACCCGCGACCTCTCATTTTATTATCAAATGAACTATTTGAGATATCAGATAAAGGGTTATTATTACAACCAATAGCATCAGAATAATTATAATAAACATCATCAACCATAGAAGGAGTCCAGCCATCATAATGAGTATGAATTTTTTGATCGTTCATTCTGAGTAATGAAGCCATTACATCCTGAGTATTTACAGAAAGATTGTTATTATTAATTATTGCACTTTGAGTTAGATAACAACTATTAAGCGGATATGGTCCAAACCCGTCAGTATTTCCCCAATCAAATGCAACACTGCCAGCAGGAACTGCCGTAATAGTAATTACAAATTCAGCATCTGTATCAATTAAAAATCGTCTATCTATAACAATATTTTCACTAGGCATAACTAATTGCCAAGTATGAGAAGAATTAGAGTTGGTATTTGCGGTATATGGTTGGTAAGTGTTTTGTTGAGCCCCACCTTGAACTGCAAATGAAACTTCACCGGAGATGTCTTCAATACGACTATCATTAATTAAAACTGTTTTTAGATCACTCATTATTATATATAAGTTAATATATATAATAATTTAGAATATTTTTTTATAATTTCTTTCTATAAATATCTTTTAATTCGAATAGAAATTTAATAGAAATACTACAACCCGCAGGAAGCAATACGGGGTTTAATTTTCCTAATCGATCTTTATAAAATACAGAAATATCAATATTTGAAATAGGACTATCACCAATTAAACATATTCTTCTATATTCTCCAGCAGGTATATAGGTTACTATAGGTTTATATAAACCATCAGCAACAAAATCAGTAATTACTTGAGATTGAATATTATTATTTCCGCTTTGTTGTTGATTAACACCATTAACAATTAAAGAAGGGACACCTTCATTGTTTGGTAAAATTGGTAGTGTATTTGAAGCAAGAACTATTGACATTATAGGATTCCACGCTGAAATAGTTGAATACTCTTGAAATACTTGATTAGCAGTAAAAAGAGTTGTACCTGTTGGAGGATAAGATGCCTGATTTGCAAGACTAAAAACTGTAGTTTGTAATTGAAATATTCTATTATATTGATCGGTAAAACTATTAATAATAAATGGAAATGAACTAAATAAACCACCTAATGCCTGATTAAAGTAAATTTTAATACCTGTTATTTCCATTGTATAACCATCCTTATCCGCATTTATTATCGCTATTTTATTTAATGTATCAAATGTCATAACTGGAGCATAAGCACTAGGAAGATTAATACTACCACCAACTAAAACGGCTAATGCATTATATGCAGTTTGAAAAGTATTATTAATTAAATATATCCAATATTGATAAGTATATATATCATAATATCCCTGACTATTATCTTGTAATGTATTTTCTGTATATGCTGGAGCTTTTGGAATAGCCGCAACTTTATTTTGTGGGATAAATGATACATAAGAAGGATTCGTAACAGTCCCATTATATTCTAAAGTTATACTATATATAGTTTTATTTGTATCTGTTGATGCTGTTTGTATTAAAGGTATAAATACTGGTAAATAATTTGTATCTATCTGCCATCTAGCAATAATTAAATTATATTTATATGGATCATAAATTATAGGCGAGTTTCTTGTTTCATTATAATATGCATATGGAGGAGTAGAATTTGTATTATTTAAATTACTAATTACTGTATCTAAATAAACCTGTTCGGGCAAATATCTTTCTTGTTTGGTTGACATTATATAATAGTGTTATAGATATTAATTATATTATTTTTTTGGTTTAATTGGTATTGACATAATAGATTATATAATAAAATAATTTTACTTTAATTTTATTCATTAGAATAATCTATTTATAAGATTATCATTTTTAGATTAAATCAAATAATCTAGATTTAATCTAAAAATAGATTATAATTAGGTTATATACGATGATAATTTATAAATTATCCCCAGTATTAATGTATATTTAATGTAAATCTAGATTATAATGAATAATCTAAATTAAAATAATCTAAAATAATGTTATTTTAGATTAATCTACTGAAAAATAATATAGTTAAAAATGTTAAAATGTTAT